GGCCATTGAATCTTTAGCAGAACAATCCAAACCTTGTACTACATCGAAAGAAATTGCACAAGTTGGTTCTATTTCTGCCAATTCAGATAAAGACATTGGCCAAATCATTGCTGATGCCATGGATAAAGTGGGTAAAGAAGGTGTCATTACAGTTGAAGATGGTTCTGGATTCCAAAACGAATTAGCGGTTGTTGAAGGTATGCAATTTGACCGTGGTTATCTGTCACCACATTTTATAACCAATCCATCTAATCAAACAACAACATTTGATAATCCATACATTCTATTATATGACCGTAGAATTACTGCTATTCGTGATTTGTTACCTATCTTGGAACAAGTTGCTAAGGCTTCAGGTTCATTAGTTATCATTGCAGATGAGGTTGATGGTGAAGCGTTAGCTACATTGGTGGTTAATAAATTACGTGGTATCTTAAAAGTTGTTGCTGTCAAATCCCCTGGTTTTGGTGACAGACGTAAAGCTTTATTAGAAGATATTGCCGCATTAACAGGTGGTACAGTAATATCTGAAGAATTGAATATGAAGTTAGAAGACACCAAACTTGCTCAGTTAGGACAAGCTAAACGTGTTGAAATTGCTAAAGAGAATACAATCATTATTGATGGCCTTGGTACACCCGAAGCTATGAAACTACGAGTTGATTTGATTAAATCTCAAGCTGATGCGGCTACATCTGATTATGACCGTGAGAAGTTCCAAGAACGTCTTGCTAAATTGTCTGGTGGTGTTGCTGTTATTAAAGTTGGCGCTTCAACCGAAGTTGAAATGAAAGAGAAGAAAGACCGAGTAGAAGATGCTCTACATGCCACACGTGCTGCGGTAGAAGAGGGTATCGTTCCAGGTGGTGGTGTGGCCTTAATTAGAACACGTGCTGCAATTCAAACCTTACAAAGTCTGGTAACAAACCGTGACCAACTAGTTGGTATCTCTATTGTATTATCTGCAATCGAAGAACCATTAATTCAAATTGCTAAAAATGCTAATGCTCAATATCAGGTTGTAATTAACAACATCTTATCCAATGAGGGTACTTATGGTTATAATGCCGCTACAGAAGAATATGGCGATATGTTAGAAATGGGTGTTATTGACCCAACTAAGGTTACTCGTACCGCCTTACAAAATGCGGCTTCGGTTGCTGGTTTAATGTTGACTACAGAATGTATGATTGCTGAAGAAATGTCAGATGAACCTGGCATGCCTCCGATGGCAAGTATGAACGGAATGATGTAATATGAAAATAGGATTCCAGTGCAGTACGTTTGATTTGTTTCACGCTGGACATGTCACAATGCTTAAAGAAGAAAAAAGGCATTGTGACTACCTAATCGTGGCAATTCAAACGGATCCTACAATCGACCGTCCTGGTAAGAAAAATAAACCAGTACAGTCGGTGTATGAAAGATATGCTCAAGTTATGGCTTGTAAATATGTAGATGAAGTGTTGGTCTATTCAACCGAAGAAGACTTATTAAACCTAATCAAAACACAACATATTGATATTCGGTTTTTAGGTGATGAATACAAAACTAAAGACTTTACAGGTAAACAATGGTGTCTTGACAACGGAGTAGAATTACATTACCATTTACGAGGGCATCCGTATAGCAGCTCTGGTTTACGTTATAAAACATACTTAGCAGAACAGGAAAGAATTGATGGAGTTCACAAAAGCCAACTTGACGCTAGTGTCAAATTTGATAATAACCAATCTGACACCGGAACTATTGCCAAAGAAGTGGATAGTCCGAAATAGTACCAATCCAACATTTGGTCATTGTCATACAGTTGCCGGTGTTTTATATAAGATATTTGGTAGTAAACAAGTAAAGATGTATCGAGGATTTGATGGTGAAATCTATCATTGGTGGGTTCAAGATAATGAAGGTAATATCATTGATTTAACATCCGACCAATACACATCAGTAGGCAAAACACCGCCTTATGATAAAGGTGAGAAAGCCGGCATGTTAGGATTTGATTATAAAAAACGTGTTGTAAAATTATTTGAAAAAGTGAATTCTTTATTATGAAATTAGCAATAATCACAGACCAACATTTCGGCGCACGGAATGATTCGGTCAACTTTATTAATTTTTATGAGAAGTTCTATACTGGAACTTTCTTTCCTAAATTATTAGAAAACAATATCAATACAGTGTTAATCTTGGGTGACACCTTTGACCGTAGAAAATACGTTAACTTTTTCTCTTTGAAGAAAACCAAAGAAATGTTCTTTGACCGTTTGAAAGAATTAAACATTCAAGTTCATATGTTAGCGGGCAACCACGACACATATTTTAAAAATACTAATGAAGTTAATTCTGTGGATTTACTGCTACGTGAGTATGAAAATGTATCAGTAATTGATGAACCCACAACAATCGTTGTGGATGATACGCCTATCTGCATGATGCCTTGGATATGTCCAGAAAATTATGAAGATAGCATGAAAGTGATGAGGGAAACAAATGCTGAAATCTGTATGGGCCACTTCGAAATCGAAGGCTTTCAAATGTTTCGTGGAGTTAAATCCGATGAAGGTTTTTCTCCTGATATCTTTAATAAATTTGATTTGGTTTTCTCCGGCCATTATCATCATAAATCTTCTGCTGGCAACATACATTATCTCGGTAATCCCTATGAGTTAACTTGGTCAGATTTTAATGATGACCGTGGATTTCATTTCTTTGACACATCTACACGATTGTTAGAGTTTGTTAAGAATCCTAATTCAATATTCTACAAAATTAATTATGATGATTCTATTGAAGACGCCATTAAATATTACTCGAATTTGGATTTAGAAAACTACAAGGACACCTATGTAAAGGTCATTGTAACGAATAAAACAAATCCTTTCTTGTTTGATATGTTCTTAAACAACCTATATAAAGTTGCACCAATAGACGTTTCTATTGTTGAAGATAATATAGACTTGACAGAAGGGCTAGAAGACGATATAATATCCGAAGCTGAAGACACATTAACTATTTTGAATAAGTATGTTGATAATGTCCAAGTTGATGGCATTGATAATGCTAAATTGAAAAATATTTTAAAAATGATATATGTGGAAGCACTTAACTTAGAGAATGTATGATAACATTTGAGAAAATACGCTGGAAGAACTTTCTTTCGACCGGTAACTTTTTTACTGAAATACAACTTAATCGTTCGAGTAACACGTTGATTGTAGGACAAAACGGCGCAGGTAAATCCACAATATTGGATGCCCTGTGTTTTGTCTTATTTGGTAAACCTTTCCGTAAAATTAATAAACCACAATTGGCCAATTCCATTAATGGAAAAGATTGTATTGTGGAAATTGAATTTACTATTGGTGACCGTAAGTATAAAGTTATTCGTGGAATCAAACCTAATGTTTTTGAAATTTGGTGTAATGGCATTATGGTTAACCAAGATGCTAAGGTTAAAGATTACCAAGAACACTTAGAAAAGATAATCCTTAAATTAAATTACAAATCATTTACTCAAGTAATTATATTGGGTTCTGCGTCATTTGTGCCGTTTATGCAATTATCTCCATCAGACCGTAGAACAATCATTGAAGATTTGTTGGATATTGAAATCTTTTCATCGATGAATACTTTGGTTAAACAGAGATTATTGGAAATCAAAGACTCAATGTTTAGCAGCAAAGGCACGATGGAAATATATGCTGAAAAGATTAAACTCCAAAAAGAAAACATTGAACAACATAAAAAGAATAACGAAGAAGAAGTCGTAAAGAAACAAGCCGAAATAACAACCAATGAAGAGTTGTATTCAAAATCTGAATCTGATATTGCTAAAATCCAAGCGGTCGTTGTTGAATTACAAAAAGAAATTGCTGATGAATTAACCGTCAATCAAAAAAGTTCTAAATTGGTTCAGTTGGAAACCAAACTAGAAAGTCGAATTAAAAAGATTGATAGAGAAATCAGTTTCTTTGAAACGAATGATAGTTGTCCTACATGCACACAAGGCATTAGTGAAACCTTTCGTAACGAACAGGTTGAAACACACAACAAAACCAAAATTGAAGTATCAAATGGTTTACAAGAAATCAACAAGCAAATTCAAATTTACAATGATAGAATAAACGACATACACAAAATTAATTCTGAAATTTCAAACCATAATATGGAAATGGTCAAATTGACGACCACAATGCAGTCTATTACCAAATATATTGCTAAGTTGAATAAAGAAATAGCGGAGTTGAATGTTAAAAAAGAAACGATGGAAGATGGTAATGAATATCTCCATGAATTAAAAAATGGTTTATCTTCCATGGTTGAAGAGCAGAAAGAGTTAATCACAACGAAACAATACTTTGAGTTTGCTAGCAACTTATTAAAAGATACAGGCATTAAAACCAAAATCATCAAACAATATTTACCTATTATGAATAAGATGATTAACAAGTATCTAACGTCAATGAACTTCTTTGTTAATTTCAACATAGATGAAAACTTTGAAGAAACTATTAAATCCAGATTTCGTGATGACTTCAGTTACTACAACTTTTCAGAAGGTGAAAAATTTAGAATTGATGTAGCTTTGTTATTAACATGGCGACAAATTGCTAGATTAAAAAATTCAGTAAATACCAACTTGTTAATTTTAGATGAAGTATTTGATTCTAGTCTAGATATTGGTGGTACGGATGAATTTATGAAATTGATTGGTGAATTTGGGCATGATACTAATGTCTTTGTTATCAGTCATAAAGGTGACCAATTGTTTGATAAATTTCGGTCGGTTATTAAGTTTGAGAAAAAGAATAATTTTAGTCAGGTGGCAAAATGAGTGATAATGATATAATTAGTTTTAATACCAAAGAATTAGCCAAGGTACAACCAACAGCACGTAAGGTAGAGGTGCCAGTTTTTGATTTGTTACCAGAAGGAAGTCCTTCTCTTAGTGAACCTTTACCTGAATTTGATTTTGCTAATCCACCAGTGAACCCAAATACATTTGCATCATCATTGGTCGAAACATGTATTAAACATCGTGGTTTAGGTCTATCAGCCAACCAATGTGGATTTCCATATCGTGTATTTGTGGCAGGGGCTGAAGATAACTACGTGGCATATTTTAATCCAAAAGTGACAGTTCAGACTGAAGAAGAAACGTTAGCAGATGAAGGATGTTTGTCTTTTCCTAATTTATTTTTAAAAGTATATCGACCAAATACGATTGGTGTCGAATATCAAGATTTTAATGGTGAAAAACATACCGCTACATTTAGTGGTATGACTGCTCGTGTGTTTATGCACGAATTAGACCATATGAATGGTATCACATTTAACCATCGTACAAAACCTATGGCATTGAAAAGCGGCCTTGACAAACGTAATAAATTGATGTATCGTATTGAACGTGCCGCAAAGGCCATGGAAAAAGCAGCTAAAGGAAAGAATTAATGGCAACACCAATTGAATATGTAGAGAAACAATGGGAAGAATGGCAATTGGCCAATCCACCAGTTGAACCAGAGAATAGACTTTCGGAAGATAAGTTAAAAGAACAACTAATCTCCGATTTAACTTATGCGTCAGGCATGGATGTTAAAGAATATACTTTGTATCAAAAATGGTTAGAAGTTAAAGAACGATATCCAACCGAAACCGTTTCAACCTTGTTTGGCGAAGAAGAACAGATGGTCAATAAAGACCATGAGAAAATCATCAAGACAGTCAAACAGAATTTCTGGATGCCAGAAGGTCCAGATGATTATGAAAAGTTAAAACCAAAACTAGTTCTATCTAATGGAGATTTAGCGGAAACGTGGAATGCCATACGAACATTCTCGTCAACAATGATTAACAATTCAAACATTGGCCGTAATTTGTTCTACACCATTGTAGATGAAGTGACTGGTAAATATCTTGGCGTAATCTGTATTTCATCGGACTTCTTGGATTTAACTCCAC